GTCACCCTGATGTCTTGGATACTCAAGTGTTGAGAGTTTGATATAAATCATATCGCTGTCCTGCTTACAGTCGGTGTAAATGTTCCGCTTGTATAAGAAGCATCGCCATAACTACCCGCTCCAAAAAAAGCTGTTGAAAGTGTTGTTCCAACAAGGGTTTCAGACCCTATCGTTAAACTACCAGCCGAATATGTTACTGAATTAGACCCAACGGTGTATGTACCTGTTTTTGATCCATCTGTAGGTAAATTACCAATAAACGCATAATTGTACCTAAAAGTTCCAGAAAAATACATACTATTTGACGGACCCATATTTATTCCTCTTATGGGGGCGGTGTCTGTATTAAAATTTCTTTGGTACTGAATTGTGCCGCTTGAATCAAATTTTAATATAAATGAATTATTGTTAAGATTTCCCGCCGCGCCGCCGCCGCCACAATATACATTTCCGCTTGAGTCGGTTGTTATAGCTTGAAAACCTAAAGACGTTGATGCCAAACTAGCTGTAGCGTTCCAAAGATATGTGCCACTAGAATCAAATTTAATAACACACGCTTTTAAATAACCCGAATTTCCACTAGTTCCAATGTAAACATTACCAGATGAATCTAAAGTTATACATTGTGCATATTCGCTATTACCAACAAGACCTGTAACAACAGGAAATTGTTGAATACTAAAACCAGTATCAATTTTTAAATATCCAACGTAAATACCACTGGAATAACAAACATATACAAAACCAGAGCTATCAACGGCCATGTTGTTTGATACTGAATAATAATAATTGTCAGCACCGCTGAAGCCTACATAACCACTCATTTTTCTATTATATACCAAAGCTCCAGTAGATGCGTTTAAAGCAGCAAAGAGAAAAGAGCTGCTTGTGCCAATTTGCGTAACAACATAAACCCAACCGTTAACTGGATTATATTTAATTCCAGCTACACAAGTAACATACGTGTAGTCACTACCGGGGTATATATATTTTTGCCAAAGCAAATTTCCAGATGAATCGTAAGCTTGTACAGTTCCACGCCCAGTATCACCTGCTGTTCCTCCAACATAGATATTTCCAGAAGAATCTACATCTACGCAAGAACTAATAGAATAAAAACTTTGGCAACAGGAATTAGTAGATGTTCCGCCAGTAACATTATTTGAAAATGATGTTGTAACTCCTGTTGAATTTATTTTTTCTACAGGAATATATCCTCCATATTGATAACGCCCTGTTAAATAAATATTATTACTAGAGTCAACAGTTGAATTATTACCTACATAATTAGAGCTAGTAACGCTTCTAACTTCTAAAAAATTAACACCGCTCAAAGACGTTCTAAAAGCACCAAATGCTCGTGCCGACATAGCCCCAGTTGATACTATAGTAGGCATGGTTTATCTCACTTAAATTGTGTTTGCCCAGCAAGAACCGTAAACGCAGCACTGCCGGTTTTGATAATGGTGTAAGTGTAAACGTCAATGCCGGACGCATTACCCGCTGTAGGAGCAGTGCCACCCTGCCATTTGGGTGTTACAGATGTTCCGTCAACCTGCACCGCATTGTTGTAGTAAGGCGTTGAACCTTGTGTCACCAAAAAAACGACCGTCATTGTCTGACCTGTTGACATCAATGTGTTTAGGGACGTTCCAGAGCTGCCACGAAAGTTAACAGTCCAGTTAGCCGAAGCATTGCTGGTGTAATACAACACTGACTGGGTAGTAACATTAAAAGCAATTGTTCCTGTAGCTGCCGTAGCACTTACAGTTGTAGTCTCAGCCACATTAACTAATACTTCAGCAAGAACACTAGAAGTGCCGTTAAAAGTTTGTGTGGCAGTAAATGTCGTTGCAGTTCCGGGTGCTACATAGTCTGTACCAGCCGTAGCCGCAGTAAAGGCAGACGTACCATTGCCTTTCAAAACGCCGGTCAAAGTTGTTGCGCCTGTGCCACCAACACTGACGGAGGCCACACCGACGGATGATAAGCCATCAGCAAAGAAGCCAACATTACGAGCTTGTGTCATTTTGACCTCCGATTATGGGGCTACAGGCCATGTTATGGACCACGGGAACCTATCTGATTTGGGTATATCACGCAATGATTGACGGTAGGTAGCCCAAACGTCCTTATCAACCTTAGCATCGGCAAGTTGGGTCCAGTCGCTTTCTGCAAGCCGTTTATTCCGATCCTCACGGACCCGCTGCGCCTGCTCTGCATCTTTGGATGCTTTGTATGCCGCTTCATCTTCAGCATTGGCAAAAGTAGGCCCCAGCACATACTTGGTGTACCACTGACCGTCTATTTGCTCTACGCCATCACGTTGGCTGTATTGATAGACAGTGCCGCCGGTAGCTTGTGGCCCTTCAAATACGGGATCAGCGCCCAGCTCGTTGAGCACTTCAACGGTAGTTTGCTCCCATGATGCGCCAGTCGTGGCTGCATGATATGAGCGAAACTCGCTTTCATACATGACCTGCCCTGTATCTCTGATGCGTATAATCATATTTCACCTATGCGATGGCAAGATAAATGTAAGTGCCTGTATTAACATTTACAGGGGAAGCAGAATCAAGTGTAAAGCCCGTCGAAGCTGCATATGTATTATTATTACCGCTTGGTTGGCATGTGTTTGTATTTAGATACCAATATGGACTTGAAGAACTTGTAAATCCCCTTGAACTGTCAAAACAATACCAGTTACTTGTACTATCAGTGCGTTTAACTAATAAAAATCTTGCACCCGCAGCGCCAAACCCGCAGTTAATTGTCTGCGTTGCGCCTGTGCCAGTATACGACCCAACCTTAGATACGCCAGCAACTGTAGCAAATAAATATGCAACATAATTATACCCAGATTGGTTATCAAAATAAGATGTGTTCAAAGTTATTGCTGTTGCCGTTGCAATCGGAGGTGACCAACCTGTAGATGAATATGCATCTGTTTTATTTAAAAATAAACGCCCAGTGCCACCATATGCATCTGAAATAACGGAATTAAATACATTCCAATCTTCAGTTGCCGTTCTATTTTTTATAATTATTAATTGCGGCGTTACACCTAAATTATGTGTAACGTTCATAGGGGCTGTTCCTGTGCCAGCGTAGCACACCTCATCAAAGAAGCCGGGTGCGCGGCTGAACATTTCAGAAATGTAACTGTTGCCAGAGCCATTTACAGGATTCGCAGTGCCTAAAGTTTCACCATATTCAACATCCATCCCAGATACATAGGTTGGTTGTGATGCTTCTGCTGAAGTATAATTTGAATACAATGCTTGTTTTGCGCCCCGCAATCTATCATTCCAAAGATTGTCACCCCCACCAATCGTAGTAATAAAAGATAAATCCAATGGGTTATTTGTACCCGTTATAGTTCTTGCGGTGGAATTACCAGAATATGTAACAGGACTAAACACCTTCGTCGCATCAGTCGGTGTAGCCATCGGGCCACGACGAATGGCGATGTAGATAAAATCAGAAGATGTAGCTAAATTTCCATTTTGAAAACTTACACCTGTGGCAGTTGGAAAAACATAATTTCCTGTAAAACCGTTTTCTGCGCCAGACGTGTTTGCAAATAGATAACGATAATTTGTTTGACTCATACCTCGCATGACATCAAACATTTGCCAATTATCAACATCATTGGTTCTTTTTATCATGATCCATTGCGGCTCATAACCAAGATTTACTGTAGCATTGCCACTACTATCAGTAGTAAACGACCCACAAGTAATCACATTGTCAGTGCCAGCAGAACCAAAACCGCCAGCGTTGGAGGCGAAGAGGTAGGCAACATAGGTGTAGCCATTGGCGTTACCGCCAGCCGGTCTACCAATTGTAAACGTAGTGCTAGAAGTAGACTGTACGTAATATACGCCACCCGCGGTGGCAGCATCAGTGCGCTCTAAGAACAAAACATCCGTAGGAATTGAAGAGTGATAAACATTCCAATTTGAAACATTTGATGTTGATTTGATAAGAATACACCCCGGATTAGATCCAAGATTGTGTGAGATTGCTCTGTTATTGGTTCCATCACCAGTCCAAGTCACAACATCAAAAAACTTCGCTTGTTTGCGGAAGGTCCATGAGGCGTAGGTATATCCGCTATCATTTATAACTGGGTTCCAGCCAAACCCATTAGAGTTAAAAGAATTTACTATATCATACGCATTTGTAGCGTTGGTATTGTTGGAGGATATATAACCATCCGCTGTTCCCCGTGCCGTGTCTACCCAATAGTGTTGAACTTGAGAAGCGTTGTTTGATCTTTGTTTTACCCAAACCAACCCACCTTTGCCAGACAGATCGATCCCATTGGTGACCGTCAAAACAGCACCAGTCCCCGTATACAAATACGTCGAAAACACATCTTCAATGTAGTTGGCCGCAGTAGATGGCGCTGCAAAACCATATCCTTGCGCTGTCATTGCTCCTTTTGTGATGATTGCGGGCATTGACTATCCTCAAGCATATTTGGTTTGTGAAGCAAACACAGTAAACGCAGCAGAGCCGGTTTTGACAATGGTGTAAGTGTATATATCGACACCAGACGCATTGCCTGCTGTCCAAGCGGTTCCGCCCTGATACTTGGGAGTCACGGAAGCACCATCCACCTGAACTGCGTTGTTGTAGTAAGCGGTAGATCCCTGTGTGACCAAGAATGCTACAGTTACAGCCTGCCCGGTTGCCATTGCCGTATTAAGGGATGTGCCGCTGGACGCACGGAAGTTAACTGTCCAGTTAGCGGATGCGTTGCTGGTATAATACAGCACCGACTGCGTAGTAACATCAAAGGTAATTGTTCCCGTAGCAGCAGTGGCACTGACAGTCGCAATCTCAGCAGCGTTGGTTAGGACGCTCGCAAGAGCAGCAGTAGTACCAGCCAATGTTAGTGTTGTACCATTAGTGGTAATGCCGCTGGTTTCGCCTACAATGGCCGCATTGTCATACAGCAAACGTGTGGTTGTGCCGCTTGTAATAGTTGTTGTGCCAACAGTAATAGTTGACGGTCCAGCGGAACCTGTGGAGCCTGTGGGGCCAGTCGGACCTACGCCAAAGCTATTGACGCTGATAGCCACCACTTCAACAATGTCGCCAGTTGTTGCTCCAGTGGCAAGAACAATGCTTGTTCCAGTTGTCGCTGTATAGTCAGAACCGTTGAGGAACGAACCGTTCAAATATACCTCAACATAACCAACGGTATATGTGGCGGTAAATGTTGTTTGGCCGCTGGTCGCCGTAAAGCTGGTGCGCGTATAGGAAGCAACGCCCGTTGGACCTGTAGGGCCAGTAGCGCCGGTTGTTCCTGTCGGACCAGTAGGGCCTGTCGGACCAGTGGAACCAGTTGATCCTGTCGGACCAGTTGGACCCGCCGATCCTGTAGACCCCGTCGGACCCGTAGGCCCTGTTGGTCCAGCCACAGTTGATGCCGCACCTGTTGGGCCAGTAGGGCCTGTCGAACCAGTGGAACCAGTAGGCCCAGTTGGCCCTGTCGATCCCGCAGTGCCTGTCGGGCCTGTGGGACCGTTTGTACCAGATGTTCCTGCTGCACCTGTTGGTCCTGTCGGGCCAGCCACTGTTGACGCAGTACCAGTAGGGCCAGTCGGACCATTTGCGCCAGCAGTACCCGTAGGGCCTGTCGGGCCCGCCGCTCCGGCGGTTCCAGCAGTGCCAGTTGGACCAGTTGGACCAGCTACTACTGAAGCAGCACCAGTTGGACCAGTAGGGCCATTCGTTCCGTTTGTTCCAGTTGGTCCGGTAGGGCCAGCAACTGTAGAGGCCGCACCCGTAGCGCCTGTTGGACCCGTTGGGCCAGCAGGACCGGCAGCGCCGTTAATATTAACCGCCCAAGATGCAAATGTGCCAGTGCCTGTTGTAGAGGTGGCATTAACAACCAATGCACCCGTAGTAGAATTGTACGAAGTTACCGTACCAATCATGCTGTGGGTGCTGTCATTCGCAATCAGAACCTGCTGACCAACGGTATATGCCAACCCTGTTCCAACAGTCAGAGACTGAGTGCCTAACCCAATAGTTAGTGATGTAGTGCTTGTAGTTGCGTAAATGCTACCAGCAGCCCCTGAAACACCCGTTGGGCCTGTTGGGCCAGCATTACCAGTCGTACCTGTTGGCCCTGTAGGGCCACCAACGGTAGATGCAGCTCCAGTAGGGCCAGTTGCGCCTGTTGTACCAGTTGCTCCGGTAGGGCCTGTTGGACCCGCAACGCTGGACGCAGCACCTGTCGGGCCAGATGCACCCGTTGGACCAGTAGGACCAACCACTGTGGAAGCAGCACCAGTGGGACCTGTAGGGCCTGTACCAGTAGGACCCATAGCTCCAGTCGGGCCGACAGTGCCGGGATTACCTTGAGAACCTGTAGGACCTGTTGGTCCGGTAACGCCTGTAGGTCCAGTCGGGCCAAACGCGCCTGTAGGGCCGGTAGGACCGGGAGTAATGGCAGCAATAGCCGCAGTTGTTGTGCGGCGAGATACGCCAGCTTGAACAATTTCAACTTGCTCAG